AAAAACCGCCTCAGTGTGCCGATGTGGTACCCCGACTACGACGGTTTGTACTGGGCAGATGGCCGCACGTTAGATGTGGAAGGCGGTGATTTTCAAAACATCGAAAACCTGCGCATTGTCGATAAAGTGGCGCGAAACGTGCGTATTCGGGCAATTGCCAAAATTGGTGACCGTAGCTTAAACAGTACGCCCAATTCCATTGAAACTCACAAAAGTTATTTTGCTCGTGTGATGCGTGAAAGGGCACGCTCTAGCCAAATCAACGGCATTACGTTCCCGGGGGAATGCAAACCGCCACAAGATAGTGATGTAGTCATTACGTGGATGAGCAAAACCAAAGTCGCGGTCTATTTTGTGGTTCGCACCTACGAGTGCCCGAAAGGCATTGAAGCGAGTGTGATCTTAGATACCAGCTTGGAGGGTGCAGCATGAGTAAACGGATTTCGGGTCAGTCGTTTGATTTCAACCTAGACGGCTCACTCATTCATGTTGAGAAATCAACGTTAAACCTTACGGATAACACGGGCGTCGCCCAAACCAATGGCGTACCCGATGGGTGGGTTTCGGGGGATGTGTCTGGCGAGGGTGAGCTGGAATTTAGCACCAAAGCGTTAGCCATTTTAAAAGCCAAAGCCCGTGCGGCAGGCTCATGGCGCAGCATTCCTGAAGTGGATTTAATGTGGTACGCCAAAGCAGGCGGTGAGGAAATGAAAGTGGAAGCCTTTGGCTGCAAATTGCTGCTATCGGACATTCTAGACCATGACCCGAAAGGTGGTACCACGGTCAATTTAAAGGTGAAATTTCTTGTTACCAGCCCTGATTTTGTACGCTTGGATGGCATTCCTTACCTTGAGTCAGAATTGACAGACAAATTAATCGGTTAAAAGGAAAAGTGTTCATGGAAGAACATGAAAAAACATTTATCACTTTGTTTTTTATTGGTGCACTGATTGCCATTGGCAAGGTGCTCACGGGGGATGAGCCTATCACCCTGCGTTTATTTATTGGGCGCATTCTTTTGGGCTCTGCCGTGTCAGTGATGGCAGGCGCTATCTTGATTTGGGTACCCGATATCTCACCGCTAGCCATCACTGGACTAGGCTCTGCCTTTGGTATTGCGGGGTATCAGTTAATTGAATTGTGGCTGCGCAAACGTGGAAGCGCACTATTAAAAGGGAAATTTAAACAATGATACTTTCAGAGAAACAAGCCTTATTCACCGTAATGATCGGCAGGCTGATTTTATGGGCAGATGAGCACGGCTACCGCCTGACCTTTGGGGAAGCGTTTCGCACCACCGAACAAGCCAGTGCCAATGCCAAAACAGGCAAAGGCATCAAAAACAGCTTGCACACCTCACGTTTAGCTGTGGATTTTAATTTATTTATCAACGGTCAGTATCGTGAAGACACCCCAAGCTATTTGCCTCTGGGCGAATATTGGGAATCTATCGGGGGCACTTGGGGCGGCCGATTTAATGATGGCAACCATTTCAGCTTAGCCCATAACGGGGTGAAGTAATGGGCAAACAACTTGCGTTCGCGTTAGGGATGGCGGCCTTTGGCGCAGGTTGGTGGGTGAATGGGCTTTATCACGACAGCTTGCAGCTCAACATTGAACGCGCTGCCAAACAAGCAGGCGATAAAGCCCGAGCTGAAGCCCAAGCCATTTCCCGTGAATCTGCGCGTCAGCTTGAAAACCAATTGGAGAATATCGCCAATGCAACGCCCAGGGAAATTAGAACCGAAGTTATTAAACCTGTGTTCACTAATGTGTGTGTTAGTCCTGAGTTTGTCAGCTTGTACAACCGCGCCGCCGATCGTATCGAGCGAGAGTTATCAGGAAAACCTGTTAACCAAATGCCCAATCTTGTTGCCGAGACTGAACGGGCAAACGGGCAAGCACGTCAGTGAACCGTTAGAACTGTTTTTAACCTTGTACGGCAGTTGTGCCGCACGTCATAACCAGTTAGTGGATGACATTAACCGCAAAAGGAATTGAACCATGAGCCAACCAATCACATTAGACATCGCAGGAAAAGATTACCGTTTCGAACCCAACATGACCGCCTATAACGGGTTTATCAATGAAATGGCGATGGACAATAAAATTGCCCCTGCCCACACCTATTTACGCCGCATTGTGGTGAAAGACGACAAAGACGCGCTGGATGAACTGTTAAAACAGCCAGGTGCCGCGTTGCAAATCGCTTCATCCATCAATGAGCAATACGCCCCAAAATTGGACATTAGCGTAAAAAACTGAGGGCACGGGTTGAATCTATCGAACGCAACGAGTTAGAGCAATTTATTGCGCTGCGTCGTCATTACTATCCTCATGATAATGATGAAATTGATAGTTTGGCTCGTGCTGCATGGCTGAATAACCAACACTGGGAAAATATGCGCATTGCCGTGGCCAACGGCATTGCACTGGCGTTAAAGGGTGATAAATGAACTCATTAGATTTTACCTTAAGCTTAATTGATAACGTGACACAGCCGTTAAAACAGGCACAGTCTGCGTTATCCAATTTTGCCAATGAGAGTCAAAAAGCCTTTACCCAAAGTGCCATTGGCGTGGCAGGGGTAGCGGGTGCGCTGTTTTCCTTAAAAGGCCTACTAGACCCCGCATTGCAAATGAATGAAGCGCTACAAACCGCCAGTTTACAAGGCGTGGATGCTAGCGCGATGAAAAACGTCACCCAAGCGGCCATGAAATTCAGTGCGCAATATGGTAAGTCATCGGTGGAATTTACCCAATCTGCGCTCACCATCCGCAAAGCCATTCAAGGCGTAGCCGATAACGAACTGCCTTATTTAACCACGGTGACCAACACCACGGCCACCGCCTTAAAAAGTACCGCAGATGAAACCACCGCCTATATGGGACAGATGTTTTCGCAGTTTTCCACCTACGCCAACCAAGTGGGTAAAAGCCAATTTGCCGAAGAATTGGCAGGCAAAGCGCTGTATATGTCGCAAGCCTTTGGTACTTCAATGGCCGACATTACAGGGTTAATGGAGGGCGCAAGGTCGGCAGGGACTCACTTTGGCGTGGGTATCGATGAACAGCTGGCCGTGTTGGGGGAATTACAGCGCACATTGGGCAGCGAAGCCAGCAGCGCTTATGAGGGATTTATGACGGGGGCTGCGGATGGCGCTAAAAAACTGGGACTAAGCTTTGTCGATGCGTCGGGAAAAATGAATTCCTTGCCGGAAATGTTGGGCAAATTACAGCAAAAATATGGCGCGAACATTGATGGCAACCTCAAGGCACAAAAAGAGATTGAGGCCGCCTTTGGGGATTCGGCCATTGTGGTGAAGCAGCTCTATGGCGATGTGGATGTGTTACGCAAAAATATCACCGCCCTGGGCGCGAACGATGGCATGAAGCGTACCCGTGAAATGGCCGAGCAATTGGCCGACCCGTGGGAACGCTTAATGGCCATTTGGACTAACGTGCGTGTGGCTGTCGGTATGACGCTACTGCCTGTCATTACCCCACTGGTGAATAAAATTGCGGAGATGGGGCAAACCATTCAACGTTGGCTCACCTTGTTCCCCAATATCGCCAAATACGTGGGCTATATCGCCACCAGTATCACAGGCGTGGCCGCTGCGGGAGCGATGGCCAATATTGTGATGGGTATTAGCAAATTTATTTGGGCGGGGTTAGTGGTGGTCTGGAAACTGAGCCTTGCGACGTTGAAATTAATCCCTGGTGCCGTTTGGTTAGCCAATAAAGCGATGGTGGTTTGGCAGGCCACTTTAAAACTGTTGCGAGGTACCTTGTTGGCGCTACGGATGGCCGCCATCACCGCAGGCATTGGTTTTAACCTGATGAGTTTGCCCATCATTTTGATTATTGGGGCGATTGCATTATTAGGCGTGGGAATTTATTACCTGATTAAACATTGGGATGCCGTTAAGGCCGCTATTCAAGATACCACCACATTTAAAGTGTTGGCTGCGGTAGTGATGGCAGTTGGCCAAGTGTTTAGCGATGTTTGGGAATGGATTGGTCAAGGTTGGGAAACCCTGTGCAATTGGTTTGGTGAGTTTTCATTAGCTGGAACCTTTGAAGCGGTCGCCAACAGCATTCGCGATATTTTCGGCAATGTATGGGCATGGGTGAAAGAGACCTTTGCCGATATCTATAACTCGTTTGTCGATACCTTAAATTATTTGCCAGGTGTTGAAATTGAACGCATGGAAATCAGCACCCCAGCAGCCCAAGCCACCAATAGCGTGCCTGATGTTGAGAGCATGGCTGCGGTCGATATTATTCGCCAGCAACAATTGTTTATGCAGGCTCAAGTTGAGCAAGCGGAGCCCATCACCAATACACAAATATTAACGGGCAAACAGCTCAAAGGCATTGATAAAAATGGCATTGGGAAAAATGCCGTGGGTTCAACAACCAGTCATGTCGATAACAGTCGAAATTATGAAAATGTGGTCATTAAAGTTGAAACAATGCCATCACCACAACAATTAACGGAATATGAGATGTTAGCGCATGGATAGCCAATACATTGATTTATTAATCACTCAGCGTGATTTTACCTTGAATTCAGGCAGTGAGCCGATTTTGTGCAATAACCGTGTTTCCATCGCTCAGGATTGTGTCCATGCCATTATGGAAAGCGGCTTGGCCACGCAATTGGTGGGCGAACGTAGCCCCACCTTACGGGCAGATATTCGTAACCAAATTGAGATGCTTGTGGAAAATGACGAGCGGATTGTCCCAGGGACAATTTCCATTCACGAAGAATCACAAGTGAAATTGTGGATCACCGCTGAAACTTACGATTTTGGCCGCATGGACGTGGGAGTGGATTATGGCGACTAAGCCCGATGTTGATTATGAAAAAGTCCTGCAAGATAGCGGCATGCCGACCACCGAGGCAGAAATTCACGCGCAATTTAACCAAGTGGTGGCCGATGAGGGGCTAGTGACCAATACCTCACGGATGTCCCCGTTTTGGCGACTGATTACTACTATCGTGACCAAGCCCGTGATGTGGTTAAAAGAGGCCTTGGTCAATGTGGTGATGCGCAATATGTATTTGGCCACCGCATCAGGGGCATGGCTTAATTTGTTTGCTTGGGGCGTCAACTTAACCCGCAAACCTGCCACCCAAGCGCACGGTGTCATTCGCTTTTATAAAGTGGCAGGCGCTAGCGCGGTCACTGTGCCCAAAGGCACCATCATTCAAACAGAGCGCATCGCGGGGGTGATTTACAGTGTGAGTACCACCCAAGCCGTGGAGATTGCCGCAGGCCAGCAAAGCCAGTTAATCCCAGTGATAGCAGATATGGCAGGCCGTGCGCATAACCTCGCCCCAGGCTATTTTCGTATTTTGCCCGTGGCCGTCGCGGGGATTGAGCAGGTGCAAAGTGAAAATGATTGGTTAACAACGCCTGGTGCGGATGCAGAAAGCGATGATGATTTACGTGACCGCTGCCGCAACCAATTCAATTTAGTGGGGAACTACCACACGGATGCGGTTTATCGCGGCATGATAGCCAGCCTTGTAGGCCTGAGTATTGACCGTATTTTCTTTTTGCATGATGCGCCCCGTGGTGCGGGTACCGCCAATGCATATTTATTATTAGACAGTGGCGTGGCAAGTCAGCCTTTTATCGACCAAGTGAATGAGTATGTGATGAAACAAGGCCATCACGGCCACGGCGACGATATGCACTGTTTTGCCATGCCAGAAACACAGCACGAATTAGTTTTAACCGTATTCGTTGATAATCTCGGCAACTTTAGCGCGGAACAACTGAGCAGCTTAAAAAATGAGGTGAACGATTTGGTGCGCTGCGCCTTTCGTGAAAACAGCTTGTACCAGGTCAAACAAACATGGCCGTATTCACGGTTTTCATTTTCGAATTTGGGGCGCGAGCTGCACCGCCAGTTTAGTGATATTCAGTCACTGCATTTTTCATTGGGGGATATTACAAGTGAGCTCAATGTCCCCCGCTTAACATCGTTAGTGGTTGAGGTGAAAAATGTCTGACTTCCACGAAAAGCTCAAACGCCTTGCGCTGCCAAGTTGGATGGACAAAGGCGAGCCCGCCAAGCTACTGGCGGCATTACGTCGTTTCTGGACTCTGATTTACGGCTGGCTAACGTGGCCATTGGCGCAATTGGATGCGGAAACCTGCACAGAATCATTATTGAACTTGCTGGCGTATCAGCGGGATATTCAGCGCTTCAATGGTGAGCCATTGGACTTGTACCGCAAGCGGGTGAAATACGCCTTTATCAATGCCAAAGACAGTGGCAGCGTGGCGGGGTTTATCGCCATTTTTGAACGGTTAGGTATTGGTAACGTACTGATTAAAGAGCGCCAGCCGCACATTGATTGGGACGTGATTATTCTCGTGCTCAATGATGAGCAACTCTCACGCGCCCCTGATTTGCTGATTAACATCATTTACCAGTATGGGCGCACCTGCCGACGCTATCAGTTTGAAGTGATTAACGATTATCAACTGAATATGCGAGTGGGCAGCCTTGAGGGCGACTACATCAGCTATCACGCGAAATTACCCGTGCCTATTTTGACGCTGCGAGTCAGTGAAATCGCCAGTGATATTCAGATCAGTTATGCGACGCTGCAAGGAAGCAGCGCACCCAATATGACCTATGGGGCATCATTAAAAGGATAGATTATGTCATCAGTCATTACCCTTGAATTTGAGCATTACAAAGCGCAGGAAGCCGCAACGGGTAAGCCCATCATTTTAGATGAGTTTGTGTTTGCGTTAGTGCCGAATTTAGACCCAAAGAAACCCATTGAACGCACTGAACAACTGCCCGATGCCAAACACATCGTGCACCGCCAAGCAATTAATAAAGCGGGGTTAGTCAGTGAAAATGCCGTGGCTTACAGCGTGACGCTGGGTACTGAAATCGGTGATTTCGAATTTAACTGGATTGGGTTGTTAAACAAAGCCAGTCAGTCCGTGGCGATGATCACCCATGCCCCGACACAAAAGAAATTGCGCACGCAAGGGGGTCAACAGGGCAACGTATTAACCCGTTCATTTTTATTGGAGTTTGACGGGGCGGCTAAAGACACCGCCATTAATACCACCGCAGAAACCTGGCAAATTGATTTCACCGCACGCTTAACGGGGATCGATGAAGCGCAGCGGCTGATTAACACCGACAGTTACGGTGAGGCGGCTTTCTTTGGTTCAGCCTTTGACGTCACCCGCGATGGTGAACAATTTACCGTGAATAGCGGTTTAGCCTATGTGGGCGGTTTGCGTGGCGAGCTGGCTAAAAGCCAAGTGTTTAATAAACTGCGTGATACGCACATTTATGCGGATTTCAGCTATCAAGGTAACTTACTTAGCCAATGGCAAACGGTGGTGAAACTCACCACGGGCAACCAACTCAAACACTATGTAGATACCAGCGGCTATGCCCATTTTGTGTGTGCCATCGCGGCGATTGATAAAACTGGGGCAGTCACCGATTTACGCCCTCAAGGGGCGAAATGGGAACAAAGCATCGCACAAATCAAGCAGCAATATGCGCTAAAAAGTGAGATGAAATCATGGCGCTATGTCGCCAAAGGCAATGAAAGCACGCTCACCCCAAACGAGGTATTTCAACATTGTTTGCTGTTTATTAATGGCCTTGAGCAATACGCCAATTATTCTTTTGCCGTTGAAAATAACACGGTTTATTTAGCCGAGCCGTTGCTAAAAGACGACCACATTGAGGTGTTGATTAATGTGCCTGTAATTAGCTCGCGTGCGTTACATGCAGGCTCTGAAACTGACGTATTACGCGATGAGGTGGAGGCGCTTAAAACCACAGTGAAGAACTTGAAGGGAAAGGATTTTATTAGTGCGGATAGCCAAAATTTAGCGGCCATCGGCTCCGATGAAAACATTTTTATTTCAGAAAAACAGTTGCAGCATATTCACGACATTGAAGTCGAAACCACCATTAAAGGGAAATAGCGAACATGGCCATTAAACGTACTATCACACTGAATTTTAAAACCTCTGACGGTAAAACCTTACCCGCTTCTTTTGATGTGAGCGACGGCGAATCGGCTTTTGAGGTCTGGAAAAAACTCCCAGGGAATGCAGCCAAAACAGAGGCGCAATTTTTTGCCGAGCAAAAAGGCGCGCAAGGGGCAAAAGGCGATAAAGGTGACAAAGGCGACCGAGGGGCTCAAGGTGAAAAAGGCGCAACGGGCGGCCAAGGCGCAGCAGGAGCCGCAGGCGCACAAGGTGCCAGTATCGTCAGCGTATCGGTACAAGTTAAAGAAAATCCGTGAGGTGATGCATGGCGAAAGGTCGCACAATCACACTGACGTTTAAAAACAGTGCTGGCGCTAACTTACCGCCTGTTTCTTTTGTCGTGAATGACGGTGAAAAAGGCGATAACGCCCACATTCAAGTGACGTCCATTATTCCTACTATCAAAGGTGGCGAGGTTTCTTTTAACATCGGCAATGTGGCGGTGTTATCGGTGCAAATTAATGGCATCACTCAGCCCCAAGGCTATGCGTACACCGTGGAGGGAACCACATTGTATTTGGCCGAAGCCTTGAAAAATGGCGATTTTATTTCTATTGAGGTAACAAAATGAGAAAACCAACAGGGAAGTTGATCCGATTAACCGCGGGGAATGTCGGTGCGGTGCCCGTCGGGCGAAAAGTGAATAACAAACCGTTGAGTGCAGATATTTCGTTAAGTGCGGGGGATGTGGGGGCGTATGGTAAAACCGAATCTGATAATAAATATCAGCCCAAAGGTAATTATGCCCCAACTGGCAACTATGCCGTTAAAGGCGATAGCTACACAAAAACGGTAAGTGACGGACGTTATCAGCCCAAAGGAAGCTATCAACCGACAGGCAATTATGCGCTTAAAGGTGATAGCTATACGAAAGCAGAGAGCTATAACAGAACCGACATTGATAAAAAGATTGGCGCAGGTAGTGGCTTAGGTTATGGACAGGATTGGGAGGATGTAAAAAGCCAACGGAAACATGGAGTTGTTTATACAAATACAACGAATAAGCCAATAATGATCAGTGTATTCACAAATGCGGACTCAACATTAACCGTTGATGTCCGTAAAAACTCAACTGCACCATGGGTAATTGTAGGCGCAGACTCAGCTAGAGGCGCAGTTCCAAATAATTTAATTATTCCTTCAAATTACCAATATCGGGTTAACTCTTATTTTGGGTATTGGGCGGAGCTAAAATAAACATGAAATACTTTAAAAATAACCTACATGAAGTTTTTGCCTATGAATCTGATGGTTCACAAGATGCGTTTATTGAAGATAACTTGATTGAAATTACAGAAAAAGAAGCACTAGAAATCACAAACCCACAGTTATCGAAAACACAATTAATTGGGATCGCGGATAGCCAAAAAGGCCATTTTTTAATAGAAGCATCAGATAAAATGGCACCTTATCAAGACGCCATTGATTTAGGCATCGCAACGGATAAAGAGCTCAAACAGTTAAATGCATGGAAGCAGTATCGTGTTGATTTAAACCGTATCGACACTACAACCGCGCCCGATATCCTATGGCCAGAGAAACCCGAATGACCAAGCAATGTTATCAATGGCATAAACAAAACATAAAAATGGCGGCAGGTTTGTCGCCAATCACTTGTTCGATTTTGCCTGTACATCCGTTTATTTATGGTGTTGGTCAAACAAATAGCTCAGGCAGCTACCTCAGCCCCACCAATGCGATTCACCATTTAGCGGACAAGCTCACAGGAGCTGGCCATGTATCTGCATTGGTGTTGATGGTCACAGGGAAATCATTTGCTGAATTTATGCAGCAATTATCTAGCTTTTCGGCCGTGTTTCCGCTGCCTGTTTTTTCCCAAGTTGAGCGAATGGCCAGAACAGCACACACGTTGGCCACTACAAAAATGCAATTGCCAGGGAAAATGGCAGGCGGCTTACCTTTGCCACAATCCCTATCAACGGCAACCAGCCGTATGGCGTCTAACGCACAGTTAATTGAGGCGGCAAAAGCAGCGGCAAGCCAGCCTAGCGGGTTGGATAACATGAAATCAGCACTATCAGATTTCAGCCGACAAAAAGACAATGCCTTAAAACAGATGAGTGATGCCTTAAAAGGACTTTTAGGCCAATCAGCCACTGTTTGGGCGTTTTCAGGTACGGATGATGCCAGCGTTTTAGCGGATAAAATGCGAAAAAACATCCCTGAACCCGATGTAATATTTACCCTCGCCACCTTATTTGTCGGCAATGAAATTCACGCTTTAACAAGGATGTTAAATGACACAGACCATCACCCTTGCCCTGAACGGTGAAGCCATCCCACTGAAAAACTTGGCCGTTACGCCAAGTATGATGTTTCAGGACAAAGACCAATCAGGGCAATCCTCCAGTACTGCCGTCGCCGAGCAAGGCATTAAGCCGAAAGAGCTGCGTATCACAGGTATTTTACCTTTTACGGAACACAAGGCGTTTTCGCGCCTTTTTGCGTTAGCAGAAGCCAAAGAAAACGGCAATTTAAAACGCTACCGTGTGGCGAACTTGACGGCTCAAGCCATTAACTTTCGTATTGGCACATTCACCAATTCCATTGATGCCAGCAAAATTGAAGGGAAACAGGCGTGGCAAATTACCTTTACCTTGCGTGAACATTTATCGGTATCAGAAAAACGCGAAGCGCGCGCTAACAGTAAAGTGGCTAGCAAAACACAAGGCAGCACGGCAACAAAAGGCGCTCAATCAGGGGCTTCCGAAGAAACCGAGCAGTTAACCTGGTTTGAAGAAAAGGTCTTAAAACCCATTAACGATTCGTTGGAGTAAAGGGAATGAAACCCATCAATCGACTGTATTTATCGGGTGATGAAATTCAGGTCACCGATATCAATATTATGTTAGAGCTTTCAGCCGCAGGGCGCGGCTTTGTGACCGTCAAAACAAATGAAGACTACACAGGGAAATTAGTGCGCCTTGATGTCGGTTATCCCGAATTATTATTACGTTATTTCACAGGCTTTGTGGAGCGCTCGCAGCCTTCAGCCAATGGCTTTCAGCGGTTATTTATTCGTGAACTGGTAGGCGTGTTTGAACGTGACTGGCCATGTTCTTTTCAACATCCCACCTTGCGCATCATTGCCGATCATCTACAAAAGGAAAGCGGCTTAACCTTTCAATTACCCGAGGCGCCTTATGTGGATGAGCCTATTCCTCACTTTACCCACAGCGGCACGGGTCATCAGTTATTGGGCAACTT